CTTATCATCCACTCCTGCCATATGGCAATGGAATGGAACAGTATTTTTGATTCCTATAAATTCTCTAAACTCTGACAACGTCATACCAACAACATCTCTGGTTTGCCCAAAATCGTCATAGAAGAATACTGGCTGGCCACAATAACCATCCATATATTCATTTACAATTTGTCGGGCATACACTTTAGAGGCATCACTCCGCTCGATTGCTTTCCCAGACTTATGTATATTTATCGGTTCAAGATAATTACGAGGATCAGCGCTAGGCGTATTTTCATAATTAGCTAACCTTATACATAAATCTCCTGCTATAGAAGATTTGAATTGTCCGGGCGCACTCCTAAATAAAATTGCGGCAGGTTCAGGCCTTGTGAATTCGATCATCACTCCTGCAAATTTGTGTTTCAATGCTTTGATATCACGCAAGATAGAATCTAACACAACAATAGCGCCCGAATTTCTGTCAGCGTTCAATCTAAGATTGTTACACATGCCTTCGAAATCTTGTAACACTGAGAAGGTGGTGATGTCAATCATCACTTTCCCTTTCTTAATATCATCCGTGAATTTTTCAAATGACGCTAAGAAATTACGTATATTTCGTTCTTGCACCGTGTTTTTGTACCACGAGCTAGGTATGACCCTATATCCAGATAATTTTTCACACAAGTAATCAATACTCTCGAATATCCATGTTAAAATTGAGGACAATCCTTCACGAATTCGGGAGAAATTAACTATGAAGTGAGTATAATCTTTCAATAAACGCACTTGAGGCACGTCTATAAATGATAAGATTTTGGATAATATATCTCGTAGCATTTTTGGTAGATCAAAATCACTACTTCCAACCCACATTTGCTCGCAAGAGAACATTTCTACTGGTTTTGAATCAAATTTTGCTAACATTTCAGTCACAAAATTTGCAATTTCCATAGAATGAGTTACTGCAGCAACTCCAGCAATGGCTAAAACCAACTTTCCTTGGTGTTTACGATTGTTCACACCATAATCGAT